TTGGCAGCCATTTACTTGCTCTCCTTGTTCAGGATCTTGACCGCCGCAGCCTCCATGACCTGCAGATTCTCAAGCACGGTCGCGGGCTCCTCGACTTCATACAGTCTAAACAGCCATTCAAGAGCTACATAGTCAAAACCGCAAACGCCTGCAGACGTTGTGCGCCATTGCGTTTGGCAACGCAAGAACATCTCAACAGCAGGCCAATTATCAGGCCACACCTCAAAATGCTCAGGCGCATCAGGCTCAGGCAACGCCAAGCCAAACGCCTTGGCATCAGCCATCAGCTCTGACTTGTCATCAGGGCCGCTGAATAGATACTCAACGGCCTCCTCTAGTTTTTTCTCTTGGCTCCCTGCTTGCTTTCCAGATAAGCGCCAGCAATCGCGCTGGCCATCATCGGCACGTCGAGCAGCTCATCACGCTTGGTGATGCTGTAAGGCAGTTCCTTGCCATCCTCATCCTCAACACCTGCCCAACCTGACATCACCTCGCGGGCAATCTCAACATCAGAGAGGTTGCCTTCACCGCTCAGCTCAGCAATCTCCACAAGCCGGCTTTGCGTCAAGTCTCTGAACTCAACATCAAAAGTGACCCGCTCGTGTTTGCCCCCATCAACAGGGACATCCACAGAAACGGGCCACTTGTAGGTGTTGGACTTTTTAAGGACGAATCCCATAAAAGGAAAAATTCACCCCAAAACTAGCGCACTATGTCAACGCTAATTCGTATTCGTCGTTCCCCGATGTTGTCGGGGTTGCTGTGTAGTCAAAGTTCAGCATCTGAACGCCGTCAGAATCTGAGTAGCTAACAGCAGACAGATCAGTCTGGGGTGCGCTGAAAGTGAAGATGTTGCCAGCGGTTTGACCGTGCTGGAACGTGTTGTTTCCAGTGGCAGAACCAGTGATGCTGGTGAAATAGTTCTTGGTTGCCATCGTGACGGCCTCCAGAACAATGCTGCCGCCAGGGCGACGATCAGTAATCAGCACCTCCTTGCTGCCACCAACCAGCTCGCGGTAAACGCTCTGATTGTTTTGATCAAAGCTGAACGACTGCACAGCACCGGCATAGCTAAACAGCTGCTGGCTAGTGGTGTTGCCGTTCTTGAACAGCACCGGCTTAGCTTGGTTCTGATACGTCGGCGTTGCGTTTGAAACGTCGGTCGGCTCGTTATAGATGCCGATCATCGTGAAGTTGATGGTCGGAATCTGGCCAATCTCAGCGTTAATAGAGAACGAGCCGCGAGCGCCAGTCACTTTCTGGCGGACGCCATCTTGGAAGAAGTAGATGGTGACAGAGTCAAAGCTGCTGCTCACCGGGGCATAGGTGACCGAGGTGCTGGCCACAATGGTTTCGCTGTTGCCGCAAGCCTTGAGCAAAGGGCCAAATGCAGGGGCAGTGCCGGCTGTGCCAGAACCGACCATCTCAACTTCAAAAGTCACCTCAACGCGCTGGAAAGCGTGAAGCACTTCATAGTTGCCCATGTAGCCACGAATCAGCTCACGCTCAACAGCGTCAGACTGAAAAGGACTGATCTCAAGGCTGCGAACAAGGATCGCATCTGCAGAACCTGTTGGCGTTGGATCGGTTCCGTAAGTTGACTCCTCTTTCGCCAACAAGAGGCGTTGACTTGTTCTAAGTGCCATTGGTCAAAACCTCAGTTGGAAACAGGAAGTTGACTATCAGAACCCATAATAGTCACGGGCCTTGAGTCAGGTCAGCGAGTCGGGTGCGGTAACGCACTAGATATTCAACACCAATCACACCAGCTGGCTGATCAGCGTCAACCATCTCAAATGTTGTCGTTCCTGGCTGTACGTCGATTGCGTAACCGCCGAGCGTCAGATCAGCCATGATTTTGCTGTGCAGGCTCTCAACAATCGGGTCTGCAACTTCATCAGGCTTTTCGCCACGCACGATCACAGACACACGCACTGTGAGTGACCAGTCCAGCGTTGGAAGGCTGGTGTTTTGCTCAGGCGTGTCGCTGATTGCTTCAACAACCAATGCAGGGCTCTCACCACGCTGCAACGGCACCACTCGGCTTCTGTAGATGCGCGTTCCGACGTTGGTTGTGCCAGCAAGGCTGCTGACAATGTCATCAAGAATGTTTTCCCGCAGCGTCGTCATGTCTTCTGCAGCGAGATTTCACAAAGCAGACCATCACCAATTAGGCGGGTCTCCCTGACGGTGTAAGCCACTGAATCAACAGTGATGCTGGCTCCTGCCAGCAGCGTTCCAAAGTCAGAAGTCTTGGCGGTGATCTGAAAGTCCGTGGTTAGGACCATGTCACCAGCCAAGACCTGACTGGGCTGATCTAGCAAGACTTTCGCAGTCGTCGCACCCGACGTTGCCGACACTCCAAAAGGGTTGTCGAAAAAGATGTCGAGGTCGTTACTGAGGAAGTCAGCTAGCGCCATCAGTCTTTAGCTTGCGTGTGCGTTTTGGCTTCGGCTCCTCAGCCGTTGCCTCGACAGCTTTGCCCATGGTGATCAGCAAAGCGCCGTCTTTATCAGACACGTCATAAGTCTGGCCAGCCTCAAGGGCTTTGCCAGATGCCATGACGCCTCTCGTGCAGGTGATTTTCATAAGAAAAAAAGGGGCCGTTGCCGGCCCCCTCCTCAGAATCAAGCAACGATGTCTTCAATCGAGGCGAAACTTTGAGCGTGGCGTACCGCGACATCAAAGCTCAGGATTCCCCGAACTGAAGTCAATGCCTTAGCGAAGTCATCGCTCTCCTCGCCCACAACGATCTCAAGACCGTTGCCGTAGAAGCCAACCATGGCCTGGCTGAAGTCACCAGCAACCAAAGCAGAGAGATTCGTTCCGGAGCCCTTGGTCAGGTTGGAAGGAATCGCGTTGGTGGTGGCGATGGGGTAGCCGTTCAGGGTCAGCGGGGTGGGGCCGCGACCGATGGCCTGCAGGTCAGAGTTGAACAGGAAGGAACCGTCAGTGGTGGTGGAACCACCAGCGCGCAGTTTCTTCAGGCCAGCAACCACCTTGGCGTTGGTCACATACGCCATGGCGTTACCCACCAGAGCGTTGTCCTGCAGAATCTCGGTCTCAAGGTCGACGACCTTTTCCATCGTCAGTGCAGCACCGTTGGTGCCCATGGCGACGGAGCCGATGCCCGACACGTTGCGGATACCGGTGGGCTGACCGGAGGAACCGGAGCCGTTGATGATGGCGGAGTCCAGAGCAGCCAAGATGCCGTCGGTCAGGTCAGTCCGGACCAGGCTCTCAATACCAGGGGTGCCCTGAATCAGGGTCTGGCGGCTGTATTTGGACAGGCTGGCCAGGTTCTTAGGCGACATGGTCACCTGATCGAACGTGGACTCAGACTGCGTAATGGCAGTAGTCTCAGTGCTCAGGTAGTAGGTGGAAGCAACACCAGAGCGACGAGGAATTGCCACGTCACCGACAAGGCCGTTCATGGTGCGAACACCAAGACCCATCACCGGGGATGCGTTCCGCAGTGCCTCGATGAAGTCATCTGCCAAGAGGTCAGTGGCCACGATGTTTCCACCGTTTGCGGCCGCCGAGGTCACATAGGTGGCGCGGGTCAGTGCGCTGAACGGAACGTAGAAGGAACGCTCAGAGCTGGCGGTAAGGCCAGAAGCGCGCATAACTTCTTGGCTCAGTTCGCGGACCAGGCCGGCACCGCGTGAGGACCAGTCACCAGTGCACATTGCACGGATGCCGTCAGCAATCTGGTAGTTGCTGTGATCACGCTGCTCAAGCTCAACAGGCTTGACGGTTTCAACAGGCTTAGCGCCGAGCTTCTCCAGAACGGCAGCGCGGGCTTCGTCGATGGAGCGGCCACCCTCAATGAGTTGCCGGCCCATGTCTTCAAGATCGTGCTTAGAGCACAGGGCGGAAATGCCAGCGATGCGGGAACGCTCAGCCTCAGCGGCTTCGGCCCGCACCTGCTGCAGATCAGGTGCAGTGTTTTCCATTGCAGGAACAGATGGGATAGGTGCTGCCGAGGCAGCTTGTTCGGTTTCGGAGTCCACTAAGGAACGGCCGATTCCGACCCCCGGATCAGCGGGGATCGAAACAACCGAGACCTCGTAGGGCCTCCAAGATGTGGCAACAAAGTCGCCACCTTCTCGCTCCTCCATTTTGTCAATGGAGTAGCCGAAAGAGACATTTCGGAGAATGCCATCTTTCACATCGCTCAGAACTTCCTGAGCGAATTCATTGCGGCTGAACCGCACTTGCGTGTAACCACGACGTTTCTTTTTGTCGATGTAGGCACGCTCCACAACACCGATCACACGATCAGGGTCATGGTTGAACAACAACGGTGCGCTGTCGTTCAGCCGGTCAAGATCTGCTGCGCCTTCATCGTGGCTCAGAACTTCGCTTCCGAAGTAACGCTCAACCGGAAACTCAGAGGAGAACGGGAACTGATAAGTGCGGTCCTCAACCTCATCAAAGGTTGTGGTTTCGCTGCGCTTGTAGTTCTTACCCTCCAGCCAACGCAGTGCTGGGATCTTGGTCAGCGTTGAGAAGCGGTGGCCAACCTTGCGATCAGTCGGCTCATAGCTGCCGTCTTCCTCGCGGTAAACCGTGATCAGTGCTGCCGGATCATCAGCATCGCCGTTGATCGTGAACTCTGAGTCAGGGACATCAATAGAGCCGTCACGCTCGATGCGATCAATCTTGCCGCGAGCGGTTCCGCCCGATGAATCCCACCGGACAAAATCGCCAACTTTTAGGCCGTCGGGTTCAGCCCTATTCGTGTCCATGCTTCTATCACGAATTTCTTTGATTCTATCTGCTTTAGCGTCACTCCACCTCTTTCCTGCGTCTCCACCCCACGCTGCCCATGCAACTCGGCCCTTGGACGGATAGCCATCCTCTCCTGATGAAAAACCCTCGCCTTGTTTGTCTACCTCGTGGCGGGCAAACCAAGCCGACATTTCAATCACAACAGAAGGACTTAGCTCGTCACCGCTGAGAATCTGCGTGGCTCTGCGTGCTGCAACTTCAGTGCCGCCAGCCTCGCCATCAGCTTTCCAGTCGCGATAACGCTGCGCCTCTTCCTTCATGCCCTCAGTGGGCGTCAGGTCAATCTCAACGCCGTCAACCTTCGCCATCTTCGATCACCTCGGGTTCAGGTTGTGGCTGCTCGGGTTCAGTTTGTTCGCCAGGCATCTCAGTGTTGCCGAAAAGATCAGCACTGGTGCCGGGCCGCACCTGCGTCAGACCAGCTCCGCTGACCTCGCTGGGATCAGTATCCAGAACGATGTTCATTTCATCGAGCATCGCCAGCTCAGCCTGACGTTGCTTGAGCAGATCATCAAGGTCGCCACCTTGCTCTGCCACAACATCTGACAACGTCTTAAATCCGCAGCGCACTGCGTCTTTGTACGCCGCCACTTCCTTCTGCGGGTCAACGTAGCCATAGGCCCGTGGACACCACTTGACCATGCGGAAGCGGTCAGGGTTTGCCTCGTAAGCAGGCAGATCAAGGGCACCGCCCATCACCGCCATCTCAAGCCACATGTTGAACACCGGCTGATGGAAGTTCTCGATCAGGAAGCGTTGAATGGCGCGCCAGTTGTCGCGCGTCTCCAGCAACTCAAGGCGTGAGCTGCTGTAGTTCGACTGGCTGAAGTCGGATGACACCTGCGTGTAAGAACAGCCGAGACCAGCAGCAACAGCACGCAGCATCCCGCGCGT